CTCATGGCAACATTTCGCGAATTAGCATCCACTGACAAAAAGACTGCTAAGTCATTTTTAAATCAATTAATTGACGTATTGCAAGAAGACATTAGCGGATCTACGTCTAGAAGAAAATATCAACACTTCGTCACAGGCGGTGTCGGTCCTGGTGTAACTTCTTCTTTGTTTCAGACTGTATATGATCAAGACTTTACCTTGCAGACCGCTAACCCGATATTTGATATTACGGTAGGTTTAGCACCTGATTATGATGGTGGTATTTTAGACACTGCAAAAACAGGTACTGACGCTACTGGTAAGTTGTTGTTCGCGAGTAGTTCTCTAATGGCTCGTGAAAAGGGCGAAATTTATCGACAATTTGCACAAGCGTTATTGGGAGACGGAAATCAGGAATTCAAAATACCTCTTGAGAATCAAGCTGGCGTAAATCAATCGACAGTAGATGCTGCTCTCTTCGTCGCGTTTAAAAGACTATTCGCAAGAGATCAAATTAAGCGTGAAACTTTTGCAATGAGATTTTATCAAACTGCGTCATTTGTCGACCGCAACGCTGATGGCTCTTACACAACGGGTGATGCGGGCACGAATCTTGATAAGACTACATTGTCGGGGTCTACGATCTATACAGATATCAATTCGGCAGATCAAAGATTCGTTACTTACGGTGGTCAATATGGCACGATAGTAGACTCTTCAAATACTTCTCTTCAAGTAGGGCTAATGTTCTACGACGCTGGCGTTGCCGTGTTCGATTTATCAAAAATCACATCGGGAAGTCAATTGATGTCGGGGACGATCGATGCGATGTCCGAGGTAGGAACGATGACTTTAGGAGCTAACGACACACAATCGCAGTTCATTGCAAAATTTATACCTGACTTTATAATGTCTGGTAGCGTTGACAACATTATTGATCACGTCTGTTCTACAAGATTTCAATCTGGATCATTAACTGCTATTACATTCCAAAACATCACAAATATCAATAGCACGTTGATATATTGCAGAGCTCCCGCGGATGAATTCAACTATTCTTCGAATCCTACTTTCGTTGATCAAAATAAGAGAATAGTTGTAATCGACGAAGGACAGGAAGGTGTACAAGACACCTTTACTTACATTACGACCGTTGGTCTTTACGATTCCAACAATAACTTGTTAGCAGTCGCTAAGTTGAGTCGACCAGTAGAAAAGAGCCCAGAAAGAGATTTAACATTTAGGGTTAGATTAGACTTTTGATATGGTTTTTATTGGAATGATAAAATGGCAATATTCCCAGTCACAAATGACGATGTAGAATTTTTTACCGTTTTAGTAAATCCAAAAAGATCTTACGTTTCTTCTTCGACAGGTGGTATAACAGGATCTTTACGCCTGTTTGCCCGTGGCTCAAATATCGAAAAGGAAATTCTGCCATTAGCGAATTTTTCTGCCTCTTATTCAAACGATGAAAACCTAGAGTCTTTGAGAATAAGCGTAGTTAACAAAGCAAAATCTCTACAAGTTAGTGGTTCATTTTCTGGATCGCTACAAACGTATTTAACCAATGTCAATGATCAATCTTCGTCCGCAAAAAAACAAAAAGAGATAGTAGTCAATCGATTTATTCCGTCTCCTTCTTTTACGTCTAATACCATTAGAAAATGGAACGTAAAAGATATATTGGTACCATACTATAGCAATGAATATCCAACAGCCGGTTGGGGCTATACGAATTATAGCTCTATTAACTTTTTTACCGCGACAGGAATCGTTACGTCTTCGGTTCTGTTATACCCATCGATCGAAAGCCCTACGCTACCAGAACATATGGGTTACGTTTCTGGTACGTACGCCCTAGCTGGTCCATTTTCTTTTGATCTTCGAATAAATCCTCGATATAAACAAGATTCTATAGATTCTGGTCACTTCAAAGCCGGTACGATATTTCATTTGTCTTCGAGCTATGCGTTGTCTTTAGTGACTGGTTCTAAAAAGGACGAGAACGGTTTACCAATAGGATTTAGACTACAGTTGCAATTGAGCCATAGTGCTGACGTCCCTCCTTCTCGGGCAATACCAGGTTCATATCCTAATGATTTAATATTTTTAAGCGAAGACAATAGTTTGTCTTACAATAACTGGCACAGAGTAGTTGTACGTTGGGGAACAAACACGATCAACGAAGGTACGGGATCTTTCAACGTAGATGGATTCGATGTAGGTACTTTCGTAGTTCCTTCAGGCACCATAATGCCAGTTACATATACAAGCAAAGATGATCCCCGGGTTCTATGCGTCGGTAATTATTACGAAGGTAATAATTTCGATTCGTCGAGTCAATTGTTGTTTTTTTCCGATGTGGTAGCAGAAAGAGAAGGCTTGGAGGAATTATTGAACACAGCAGGAATGTACGATTATCCTGCTAGCTATGCGTTTAATCATCCTCTAAAAGCAGAAGTACACGAATTAACAATTAGACGAAACTACATGTCGGATAAAGACATATTGCAAACATCGGGAAGCGGTTTGGCGTCGACCAATACGTCCTCGATAGCGTTTTATTCTCCACCGTTCTTCACCAAGTCGTCACCGACCAGGAAATATATCGGAGGTCATGGTGGCATATTAATAACGCCATTTCAAGAAGTCGATGGTACGACCGATGATCCGTTTAATGTTGGCATGGCTTTCTCTGTCGCAGGTCATTATATTAACTTAGAAAACTTTACCAAAGATTTTGCTAACATGGTCTATCCGCGACTGCATCATCTCACGGGTGCTGCAATAGACTACACAACTGCCGCCGAACCGGCTAGCAACATTCTTTACAGAAGTCCTTTCACAAAGAAAAGAAATCTAACCATACTTCCTTGCGACCATGGTGGGTTTTATCCAAACTACGATTGGATATCGTCTGAAGACTCCACAAAGTATTTAGATCAATTTGGACGAGTAGATAAAAGCGTAATTAATTTAGATAATTTATTAAGCACTTCTTCATTGCTTATAAGCAAAACTCACGACCCGTCAGGTTCGACGTACGTCGATGAGTTAATTGGATTTTCTCCCGAAAGCCCAGGATTACCACCAGGACCAGCTTTTTCTAAATATTCAGCGACGTTTGGTAGCGTATCAGGTTCACCATTAACAATCTTCCAAAGGTTGAAGGATCCCTCTTCAGACCAAGTAACATTTTTTGACATAAGTAACTTGTTTTATGGTAGCAGAATTCTACCTAAATCGTTCACCCTTACCGATTCATCTTTAAGCGGTTCAGGTGGAAGAATTTCAATAACAATAAAAGACGATGGCGCAGGCAATCTTTACAGAGCAGATTCTTTAACGCCGCATGCTAAAACTAACTCGATAGGTAATATCTTTTACGATGAGGGAGTCGTAGTAATAAAGAGTCCCCACTTATATTTCTTCGGTAAAGAAGGATATGAGATGTCTTTTAAAGGTGAACAGAGATTGCATTCTTCGAAATACGAAATTTTAGCGCCATCAGGTCTATTAAATTCTTCTTCTAATTCTTCATACGCCTTGGTCCAAAATTCAATCAGCGCGTCGAACGAGCCTAACGATACCGAGACGTTCGTATACATATCTAACATTAATTTTCACGACGAAAATTTAAACGTCGTCGCGAAGGCCCAATTAGCCCAACCAGCGTTAAAACGTGAAAGCGAAAAGATACTATTTAAGATAGCTTTCGATTTTTGACATGCCACCTAAGAAGAAAAAAAGAAAGCGAAAAGGTCGCTATCAAAGGGGCATACATTCTTCTCCAATGGCAGGTGAATGTAAGTACCGTTCAGGTTGGGAGCAAAAATATATGGTCTACCTCGACGAAAATCCCGACGTCGCTTCATGGTCGTACGAAAAACTAGTCATCGAATACGTTTCTAACAAAAAAACGAAAAAGATTCGAAAGTATTACCCAGACTTCCAGGTCGAATATAAAGACGGACGAAAAGTCGTTGTAGAAATAAAACCGTCTAGAAAACTGCAACAAGCGACTGTCATAAAGAAAATTAGGGCAGCAAAAGAATGGTGCACAGAGCACGATATGGTCTATAAAATATTGACTGAAATAGAATTAAAAGATATAGGCTTGTTTTAATTCTATTTTACTATAGTCATTCTGGCTTTAAGAATAGCTGTATTGTGCGCAACTTAGTATTAGGACTAGACGTGTCGACGTCAGTTACAGGTGTATGCATAGTAGATCCTCAGATTGAAACTCTGTCAGCGGATTCTCATATAATCAATTTAGGTCGCGTTGAATTTAAAAAATGTAAAACACTATGGGATAAAGCCGACGTAATTGCAAATGAACTTGCAAGTCTATTAAACGCACATCCTGGTACATATCGAGTTGCTCTTGAAGAACCTCTTTTAGGATTTAGAACGGGCATGTCTTCGGCTGCTACAATTACAACGCTAATGAGATTCAACGGTATAGTTTCATATATTTCTAGAGAGATATTCAAAGTAGATCCCGAGTATATCCCTGCGTCTTCCGCCAGAAAATTGTGTGGAATTAAAATGCAAAAAACCTCTGTGGCGGGAATGAGTGGAAAAGAACAGGTGTTCAAATACATGTCAGAGAATGATTTAAAACACGTCGAATGGCCAAAGAAAAAGAATGGTTGCGCTGTCGATTGGAGCCGCGATGCAACCGATGCTTACGTCATCGCAAGAGCTGCTACTTTGCTTAAAAAATGAAAAAAGCAAAAGACTAGCGTTACTGTAGTAACTAGTGCTTTCTCTTACTGATAAGATAAAATTTTACGAATCAATTTTTGGTCGCGGTAGAATATCGAGCAATGGCAAAAATTTCGACGTTCGATGTCCTATTTGTTCACCGAACGATGCTTCTAAAAAGAAGCTAGCGATTCGTACGGATGACGATGCGAATCATTGTTGGGTTTGTGGGTGGAAAGCGAGAAGTCTCGCACCGCTTTTAAAGAAGTATGGTTCGCAAGAACATCTCGTAGCATATCGTGAATTCACGGGCGGTAATCCTAAGCCGATTACTGCCGAGATCGATTCACAAAAAAAAATCGAGTTACCTAAAGACTTTAGATTACTAACACTCGCTAGTAACATAGATCCTGATGTAAAAGCAGCGTGGCGATACGTTTACTCCAGAGGATTAACCGACCGTGATGCCTGGTATTTCAAATTTGGCGTTTCAGATGAGCCGAGATGGAAACGACGCGTCATTATGCCTTCCTTCGATTGTGAAGGTAATTTAAATTATTTTGTAGCTCGAGCTATTGACAAGGATAAAAAACCAAAGTACGATAATCCCGATGTGGATAAAAACCCAATTGTCTTCAACGAGATTAATATAGACTGGTCAAAGAGAATTGTGCTTTGCGAAGGACCGTTTGACCTCGTCAAGTGTCCCGAAAATTCTATTGCGCTTTTAGGATCAGATCTCGACGAACGTCACGAGATATTCAATAAAATTTTGTTGCATAATACGCCTGTCGCCCTCGCACTGGATGGAGACATGTGGCATAAAAAGACACCACGAATCGTCAAAAAGTTTCAAGAATACAACATTAACATTGTTGTTGTAGACGTTAGACCGTGGGGAGACCCTGGCAGTATGACAAAAGCCGAGTTTGACAGCGCTTTATTAGAAGCTAAACCTCTAACGTGGAGTGATGTGTTTTCTGACAGATTAAAGAAAGCGACGGAAATTAGTTTTAGATTATAATATTTAGTAGTGATGAAAAACGTTGTCTATGCAAATGTAATATCAGAAGCCCGTCTTCGAAAAATAATTCAAGAAGAATTACAAAGAAAATACCTGATTGAAGAAGGACTATGGGATGATGTAAAAGACGGCGTTAAAAAACTGTCTAATTACGTTAGCGAAAAATTTAAGTCTGCCGCTGGTGAATGGGCAAACACGATCAGCTCCAAAATAGAAGCGTTGTCGCAAAGACCAGAAGAATTGAACGTAGTTATGTCTGCCATAAAACAGGGCATGGCAGAGTCTGGCGATTCCTTACCATTAGACGAAACACTTAAGATGGCGAAAGAACTAACGAAAGATTCTGCGCTAGCCGCGATTCAAAGTGATTTAGAAGGTCCAGTAAAAGAAAAGGCAGAAAAGCTACAAACGGGTGCCGCGATCGGTGAAGCTTATTCTATTCTTACTACTAATGAGTATATTAAACAACAAAAGATTTTAAGAGAAATGGGTCCTGAAACCATTTTTGGTTTTGGACTAGCGATTGTCGGGGGTTTACCGTTGCTATTTAAGGGATTATTGAAGTTGGCTAATTTCCTCAATGCTCCTAGGGCCGCTTCACTTTTTGAAAAGGCAGAGCACGTAACCCATGCTATTGAAGAAAAAGTCATAGACTATATTGTACCTGACGCGTTGTCATATCAGATTTATAAATTTTTGAATAGCAAGGGTTATCACGTAACTAAAAACAAAAAATTGTTGACATATGAACAGTTTAAAAACGATTCTGATAAGTCGAATGCAAGAAAAAAGACTGATGGCCTTGTTTACAAGGCAATGTTAATTTATTTCGCCATTAATGGTCTGGTAGGCGTATTGAAGGCAGGAGCTTCTCTTTTAGGTTTCGTCGAAGGTGGCGCTACGGCTATAAAAGGTGTTGAATTAGCACGCGGAGCAGAAGAAGTCGCAAGTATTGTTAGGGCGGCTGAAATCGGCACTGTAGCTGCTGCAGCAACAAGAGCTGCAAGTTCGATATAATTTGAACATATAAATAAGATAGATGTATCATATTATTGATGGTTAAAATTGCCCATACTGCCGACATTCACTGGCGTGGTCTAAGTCGACACGAAGAATACCGAGAAGTTTTTACAGCTTTCAATAAAGATTGCAAAAAGAACAAAGTAGATCATATCTTCGTCGGTGGAGATATTTTTCACACAAAAACTACGGGTATTTCGCCCGAGTACATCGATCAATTAACGTGGTGGCTTGAATCAATGGCGCAAATTGCGCCCGTACATCTTACGCTCGGCAACCACGACGGCAATCTTGTCAATTTGTCTCGACAAGACGCAGTATCGCCCATCGTCCAGGCACTTAACAATCCTAACGTTCACCTCTACAAAAAAAGCGGAGTTTATGAGTTCCATCCTGGTTACAACTGGTGTGTTTATTCATTATTTGACGAAGAAGGCTGGTCAGAGGTAAAACCCGAACCTGGCAAAGTGAATATTGCCTGCTATCACGGACCTGTGTTAGGATCCGTAACTGAATCTGGCTGGGAGATTGATGAATCGCATATAAAGGTAGAGTTTTTCAAAGATTATGATTTTGCTTTGCTCGGTGATATTCACAAGACTCAGTATCTTGATTTTAGAGAAGTAGAAATAGAGATAGATGAAGATGATTTATACAAGTATCCTGGATGTACTATCATTGAATGCTTCAGCAAGATTTTTTGTTGAACAGATATAGTCGTTATAATGAGAAAATGTAATAACTGTGGTGAACAACTTGCAAAAAATGCAGGATTACATCTATTAAGATTCTGGGAATCAGAAATAATAAACGAAAATTTTTCTGAGATTTTGACTAATAAGTTATGGGAAAAAAGATAAAAATAAAGGTAAAAAAACCTTGGATAGCTTATAGCGGTTCTCCCGTGCAGCAAAATTATGCTGAAGAACTTGACCATGGCTACCTGCTATGGGATATCGATGACCAAAGAACTTGGGATGTTTCTTTTAGAAAATTGCCCAATCCGAAGCCGTATGTAACAATTCAGTGGAGCGGTTCTACTAAGGACTTGATGTCTACGGCTTCTCTACACCCAGATGGTTCGCGATTTAGGGTTCGATCGTCAGAAGCCCTAGGTCAAAAAGACTTTAGACTTATCAGCGAAACTTTGAATGCAAAGTTTGCTACCGAGGTTACTTTTAAGTCTGATTTTGTTGCAGATAAGTCTATAATCAAAACGGGATCATCGACGCTTGAAAAAGCTGACTTAAGAAATCCAGATGTTCTTATTAAGTTAATTAAGGACTATTATTCTAACACTCAGATTTCCAATTCTGAATGGGATACGATAACTGAGCAAGTCAAAAATTGTCTTTCTGGCGTTGCTTCACAAGACGATATTGCCCGTAACTCAAAGTGGTCTTTGCGTTATCTTTCTTTCGATAATATGTTCGCTTATGGTCAAGACAATGTAATTAATTTTGATAAACTCAATGGTATTGTTGGTATATTTGGTCCTAATAGAATCGGTAAGTCTTCAATCGTTGGTACATTGATGTACTCATTATTCAATGCGACCGATCGTGGACCAGTAAAGAACATTCACGTTTGTAATATTAGAAAGCCTTATTGTTCGTCGAAGGCTATCATTAATCACGATGGTACCGATTACGTCATCGAGCGTCAAACAATAAAGAGCGAAAACAAAAAAGGCGTAATCAATGCTTCGACTTCGTTAAACGTTTTTAAGATCAGAGACGACGGTGAAGCAGACGACTTAGCTGGAGAACAAAGGAACGATACGGAAAAGGTAATTCGTGCGCTTATTGGTAACCAAGAAGATTTTATGATGACTTCCCTTGCAGCGCAAGGAGAAACTAATCAATTCATATCTCAGGGTTCTACTAAAAGAAGAGCTGTATTATCAAAATTCTTAGACCTAGACATCTTTGACAAGATGTTCGAATTGGCGAACAAAGAACTAATTGGTCTTAAGTCGCAACTAAAAAATTGTCCAGATAGAGACTGGTGTGTTTTGTTCGAAACAACGAATAGTTCGATTGAATCAGCCAATAGCTTGATTGATGAATTATCTCAATTGATTAAGGAAAAGCAATGCGAACAATCTCAGTTAAGGTTGGAGTTGTCCAAACACAAAGATGTAACACCAGTTACAAAATCGCAAGTAGAATCGCATCTCAAGCAAATACAGTCTTTAGAAAAACAAGTTACGAACTACGAGCAAGAGATTGATAACTTGCAAGAGGAGATGCAAGAAGCCACCAATAAACTAGAAAAAATTTCTTTAGTTAAAAAAGAAAATAATTTACAGGATTTGAAAGCTCGGCACGAAGCCTATAAGAGTCTTGAGTCTTCTTTACAGGTTTTGCAATACGCTTATGACAAAGAAGAAAGCACACTAAAACAACAACAAAAGTCTCTTAAAATTTTAGATGAAGCACCTTGTGGTGATGAATATCCTACTTGTAAATTTATTAAAGATGCTCACAGCAACAAGAAACAACTAGTCGATCAACAGCAAAAAACTAAATTTGCGAAAGACAAATTACAAGAAGCTGCGACATCGCTAGAAAAACTCAAACAAGAAAATGTAGTCGATAAACTTGAAAAACTTGAAAAGTTAATTTCATTAGAAAATAAACTTTTGCTCGATTTATCTAAAAAAGAAACTACGCTAGCTAAGATCAGGTCTATCTATGAGGCTCAAGTAGGAGAACGTGATCTCCTGAAGCAAAAACTAGACCATCTTCAAGAGGCATTAAAAAATGAAGAAAATGTAGAAGTTGTTTCCTTACGGTCTAATATTGAAAATGTCTCAGAAGACATCGATGCGCTTACGACACAAAAAATTTCTGCAGCTACTCAAAAAGGAAAGTTGACAGCTAATCTTGAAAAATACGAAGAAGAAAAAGCCATTAGAGATAGTCTTCTAGAAAAAATGCGAGTATACGAGTTAGTTACTGGCGCTTTTTCCAAGAAAGGTATTCCTTTAATCGTAATTAAGTCTCAACTCCCAGCAATCAATACCGAGATTGCAAAAATACTTCATGGCATAGTAGATTTTACAATTGAATTAGAGAACGATGAGAATACTGATTCTTCTGAAATTTATATTAACTACGGAGATTCTAGAAGAATAGTAGAACTATGTTCGGGCATGGAAAAAACGATAGCTTCTTTAGCTATTAGAGTAGCCATGATTAACATCTCGTCGTTACCTAAGCCTGATATCTTTATTGTAGATGAAGGATTTGGAACGCTCGACGACGCAGCCGTAGAAGCATGTAATAGGCTATTAACTTCTCTTAAGAGATATTTTAAGACTATACTAATAATCACGCACGTCGATGCCGTCAAAGATGTCGTCGATTGTTTGCTTGAAATATCAAAGAATGAAAAAGACTCGAGAGTAGTTTTTGGAGTAGACGAATGACAGACTGGAAAGCCTATCCGCGTAACAGAAAAATCTTAAACAAAGATGGATACGCAATAATTATACCAGATTCTTTTAAAGAAAAAGCTAATATGCCTTTGTTCTGTGAAGTGTGTCAAATTAGTTTTTGCAACAAAGAAGACGAAAAAACTTATAAGTTGTTTAAGTGTTGCACTAGTTGCGCAGATATTTGGGCTTATTCTAACAAGGAAGAATGGTTAAAGGGTTGGCGACCAGAAGCAGATAAAATTAAAAGCGCAGTTGAAAAACGGCTTTTTACGAATCCTAACATCGTCTTCGAATAAGAGCTGTATATTTAAGGATCGGAGATACTATGCCTAAAATCGATTATAATGCATTAGGCCAAGCGCTTGATACAAGTTGGGGCCGTACGTCGACTCCAAAAACAGCATCATATTCTGTTAAATTTTCTTTAGCAGGCGATGTTTTGATAGCGTCATATCAAGCTGTCGTAAATTTTGCTTCTGAAAAAGAAATGATTCTTATGAAGCGTATGTATGAAGAAGAATCCAGGGAAGTCATTGCAGGAGTATTGAAGAACGTTACGTCGATGTATAAAGACCTAACTGGCAAGTCCTTGACAACCAAGGAATATAATTCTTCAACTTCAGTAGAAATTATTGGGTTTAACGTTCACAACCCAAAAAGAACGGCGTATATTCGTAGAAAAACGTCGTTTGAAATAGCATGACACAACCCTTAACTAGAAATGATCAAATAAAGGAGATCGTCCGATGCGGAAAAGATCCGGTCTACTTTATGAAAAATTACTTGAAGATCCAGCACACCGTGCGGGGTCTTATACCGTTTGAAACCTATGATTTTCAAGATGATTGCGTAAAGCATTTCGAACAAAGTAGATTTAACATCGTTCTTAAGTCAAGACAGCTGGGTTTGTCTACTGTTACTGCTGCTTACGCAGTCTGGTTCTCGATCTTCAAAAAAGATAAAAACGTTTTAGTTATCGCAACAAAGTTGTCGACCGCGATGAACTTCATCAAAAAAGTGAAGATCATGTTGGACGGTTTACCTAAGTGGTTACTTCTTACTAAATTTGAACCGACGAAGCAAGCCATTAGATTTGACAATGGTTCACAAATTAACGCGATACCAACTTCTCCTGACGCTGGTCGTTCCGAAGCCTTATCGTTGCTCATTGTCGACGAGGCAGCATTCATTAGAGATTTTGAAGATATCTGGACCGGTCTCTATCCTACCCTGTCGACCGGTGGCAAAGCAATCATCATATCTACCCCTAACGGTGTTGGTGGGCAATATTATCGTTTGT